TCTCCTACGGCTTTAGAATCAGCATACGAGTGGTACACATCAGGTCCTCGTCAGCGTTTACAGCCTGGTGGTAAAATTGTTTTGGTTATGACTCGATGGAGTAATAAAGATCTTACAGGTAAACTAATACAGAACCAGAAAGAAGTAAAAGCTGATCAATGGCACGTGGTCGAGTTTCCGGCAATCATGGACCACGGATCAAAGCCCAAGCCAGTGTGGCCAGAGTATTGGAAACTAGATGAACTTGAGAAAGTACAAGCAACACTGCCCACGGCTAAATGGAACGCGCAGTGGATGCAGAATCCAACAGCAGAAGAAGGAGCAATATTAAAACGTGAGTGGTGGATGAAATATACCAACGAAGAAATACCACAGCTACAACATGTGATACAATCTTACGATACAGCGTTTTTGAAAAAAGAGACAGCAGATTACTCTGCTATAACGACATGGGGAATATTTTACCCAAACGAAGATAGTCCAGCTAATTTAATATTATTAGATGCCGTAAAAGGCAGGTACGAGTTTCCTGAACTAAGACGTTTAGCATTAGAGCAATACGAGTATTGGCAACCAGAATCTGTTATAGTCGAGGCAAAAGCTAGTGGTCTACCACTAACATACGAGTTGAGACAGATGGATATACCGGTGGTAAACTTTACACCGAGCAAAGGTAATGACAAGCATGCCCGTGTAAATGCGGTTGCACCTTTGTTTGAATCTGGTATGATATGGGCACCTGAGCAGAAATTTGCAGACGACGTCATCGAAGAATGCGCTGCGTTTCCATACGGGGATCATGACGATCTTGTGGACTCAACTACACAGGCTATCATGCGATTCAGACAGGGCGGTCTGATCGGACACCCTGAAGATTATATCGACGAAAAAGTCGAGCAACGTAAAAGGAATTATTATTAATGGCAAACAAATACCACAGACAAGGTTTTTTCGGAGGTAAACTGGTTACAAAATCGGTTAAAAAAGCAAAAGAGGCTTTTGAAAATATTTACAAAACAAACAAGAAAAAACAAAACGTTGTCGATCAATTAAATAAAAATTTACAAAAACAAAGAAAAAAGACAAAAGCAAAACCTGAACAGGAGCCATACAATTTAGACACGTATACTGATGTTATGGTATCTGACTTTGATAAAAAGACAGGTCCTTATTTTGATAGACTTAAAAAATTAAAAGGTAAAAAATAATGCTGACAGCTATTAGAAACTGGGTAATTAGAACAATGATGAAGTCAAAAGGCGAGACTGGTATTGTTCGAACCTTGCCTAACAAAGATATTGTAGAATTAAACACACAAATTACAGCGCAACGTTTAATGCAAAATGGTATCGATCCACAATCATTAAAAAATGCTGACCAGGTAGAAAATGCTATCATTGCAATAGAGTCTAGACCAAAAGTTCAAGAGGGAATTAAATCTGCAAAGATCATGGACCTAGAGGGTAAAGAGATAGATCCAAGATCTAGAATCATGGGAGGCAAGCAAGCTGAAACAGAAGAAGAAATTCTTGAAAGATTAAATAAGGAAAACAAAAAAGGAATTGAAGGCTTAAAACAAAAAATGAGAAAAGAAAAAGCTAGAACACAAAGAATATCTGGAAATTTAAGAGCAGATAATGCAAATAGAACTGAAATTGGAAAACCAAAACTAGATGAAGATGAATATGAATACTACAAAGAAATTTTAGGAGAAGATGCAACAGTAGATTACTATCCAGTAAAAGGTGATGAGACAAAAGAAATGTTAGAAGCTATGGTCAAAGAACAAAAAGATGAAGTGGCTTACATGAAAAGATTGTATGATAAGGGTGGATTAGATGATCCAGATAAAATGGCTACTGGCGGACGTGCAGGTTTTGTAACAGGTGGTATAACTAATTTAGCTGTGAGACTAGCGCGAGGTTTTATGAAAGTTACCGGAAGAAAACCAAACGATGAAGAGATTATGAAAATTATTCGTGAGGCTGCAGAAAGAGATTTTGCTGAAGTAAGTGATGATGTTGCTTTAAAAGGAGTTTCTGAAACTAGAGCTACAACACGAAGAATGGATAGTATTGATAAAAATAAATTAAAAAAAGAAATAGACAAATATGAAATACCTGTAAGAACTCAAGAACAATTTGACTTTGCACAAGGTGGACGTGCAGGGTTTGCTAATGGTACAGGAGCGCCAAGCATAACTCTTGGTCCTAAAGAAGAACCTATGGGACCTAGATTTGAAACGAACGATCCCAGAAAGGCAGCTAAAGAAATTATTAGAAGATTAATAAAAGTAGAGGGTGCACAAATTCCATTAACTGAAAAAGGTTTACTAAGTCTTAATATAGACAATTTAGATAAACAAAGTTTAGGTGGGATTATAGATTTATTAGGAGGTCAACTACAGTTTGGTGTTGGTAGAGACGAAAAAGGTAAAGGTGCTGGATTTACTTTTAGAAAACAATTTAAGGATGGCTCTGGCATGACCAGAAGAACGTTCTTAAAAATTTTAGGTGGTGCTATGTCGATACCTATCATAGGTAAATTTTTAAAACCTTTTAAAACTGCAAAAGGTGTAACTAAAGTGCCTATGATTAAAACTGATGATGTCGCTGGCAAACCAGAATGGTTTGATCAGTTGGTCAACAAAGTTATTATCGAGGGTGATGATGTTACAAAAAGATTTGCAACAGGTGAAAGACAACGTATTCATCAGAAAACACTTGACGATGGTTCAGTGGTCCGAGTTACAGAAGACGTAGACGATGGTGCTGTAAGAGTGGAGTACGAAAGCGAAGCCAATGTGTTTGGTGACGATGTGCAATTACAATATAAAAAACCATTACCTGATGAGGGAGATCCAAGACCTACAGCAGAATTTACTACAGCAGAGTCAGGTCCGGTTGGAAGATCTTACGGTCCAGATGATTTTGAGATAGAAGTCGACGAGGTCGGTGGTACGAGTATCAGAGATTTAGATTCTGATGTATCAAAACTAAAAGAATATGCGACAGGTAAAAAACCTACTATGAAAGAGATTGTTCAGAACAAAAAAAGAAGAGACAAGGCTAAAGCTATAACGGAAGATCCTGCAGCTCAGTCAGATGCAGTAATTAGAAGACAGGGTGATGCAGATGATAGTTATTATGGCGATCCAGATGAATTTGCATCAGGCGGTATTGCTAGAATGTTAGGAGAATAATGAACCCGGTTAAATATGCACAGATGATGAAGTATCTGACTCGGGTGAAAAAACAAAAGCCAGATCTTCCAGATGTCTTTCCTGCAAGCAAAGCACCTATCCCACCAGTTAGAGAAGATGTTGAAGCAACAGAGGCAATCAATGCGTTTATAAGACGTGAACGACAACAGAAAGCCGGTGGTGGTATGTTAGTGCAACCAGGTTTTGGTGGCACGAGACAGGGGTATAAAGACGATAACCTTCCAGATTTTATAACCAAAACAGACTCAGGGTATAGAGTTAGGTCAAAAAAAACTAAAACAAATCCAGCAGTTAGTAAAAGTTTTAAAAAATTAAAAGACGCAAAAGCTTTTGTTAGAGAAAAGAACTTAGTAAAAAGTAAAACAGGACTTGAATTTCCAGAACTTGTTGCAAAAGCACAAGGTGTTGTAGATGATTATAACAACCTTTTAGATAAAGCTGTTGCTAATAATGATTTAAGAAATGTAAAATTTTTTGAACGTTATGTAAAAGATAGATTTAAAAACACATCAGAACAAAATCAAATACTTAGACAGGTTTACAAGAAAAAATTAAATTATAAAGATTTAACTGATGCAAGATCAACAGTTGCAGATAATTTAATTGCAGAAGTAATGAAAGAAGAAAAAATTATTTCTCAAGATGCTATTTATGAACGTTTAGGTGGAAAATCTGGTTTAGTGAAATCTGGAATTGTAAAAAAAATTTCTAAAGGTTTAAAAGATCAAACTAAAATTAAAGTTAATAACGCAGTTGCAGCAATTGTAGAGGCTGATGAAATTATAGATGATAGTTTTATAAAAACAGTTGCAAACAGAATTGGAAGAACACAATTTGGGTCTTCAAGAGGTGAGGCAGCTTGGAGAAAAGCTCTTAACAAAAATAAATTTTATAAGGAGAATAAAGAACTTTTAGGTTATGCTTTTAGTGCTGGAGGAAAAAGCACAAGAGCACCTGGAATGTCATTAAGTGAAATACTTGATGATGCCAAATATAAAAAAGGTGGTGGAGTTACATTTAGTGGCAAACAAACTCAATTTTCCGGACTAAGAAGATATATATTTGATTATGCCAAACAACACTGGCACAGAAATAATTTTGATGGTAATCCAGAAAAATCACTCATTGAATTTTATGATAAAAATGGAAAACCTATAAAATGGAAAGCTGGTTCAAAATTAAAATTAAGTGAAGTTCAATTTAAAATACCATCTGAATCAAATATCATGTGGAGTTATAATGGAGCAGAAGCTGGTGGACCAAAAGGGAGTGTTGCTGTAACAGGAAAAATAGCAGATAGATCTGGTATATTTAATGAAGTTTCAGAAACATATAAAGTTTTAAAAGATATTTCTGATGCTGAAGTTACCCATCCAGTGACAGGTCAAAAAACAACTTATAACAAATTAGTTTCTGATATTTATAAAAAAGGATATGGTTACCAAGGTAAAAATGTTTTTGGTTTAGACATAGATCATTTCAAAGGAGTAAGAGATCATCCATTTAAAAATTTAAGAGCTATGGATAAAAGATTAAACATATCTCTTGGAGCAATTGATAAAAATTTTGACAATAGAAATTTAAAATCAAAATTAAAACGAGAAATATTAGGAAAATTAGCAACCACGACTGGTTCTAATTATAATCAAGCTTTAAAAAATTATTTTATAGGTCAAGCGACAAACGTATTAGATAGAGGCATTACAAAAACTTTAAGTGCTAGTGATAGATTAGCAGCTAAGTCTCCATATTATTCAGCGATTAAAAATGTTTATGAACAAAAAAATTTACCTAAAGTTCAAAAAGAACTATTAGAAAAATCTTATGGAAGAGCTATGAAATTAGTAGCATCGTTAGGTGGTGGGGATTGTGGTAGATTAGGAAAATATCAAGGTGGTAGAATTGGTTTTCAAGATGGAACGACAAACGTTGAAGTTTGTTATGATAAAGCAACAAAAAGAATTAACTCTGGTTTTAAAAACGCAACTCCAGCAGAAGCTAGAAACTACACTAAACTTTTAAACGTTGTTAAAGGCTCTGCTGTAATAGGAAGAAATCTTTTAAAGTTTGGTATTGTGCCAGAGGCTTTGTACGTTGGTGCAGATAGCTTGGTTAGAATGGGTTTTGGTGATACATTTAAAGAGGCTGGTTTACGAGCATCTGATTTTTTTATACCTGGTGATCAAATGCAAGAAGCAGATAAATTAAAAGTGCAAAGAACACTTGGAGATGCTGCTGCAACAAATGTTGGTAAAGTATTTGATTATAGAAATCAAATAGCAAACATAGATAGTTTAGAACAACAAAAAGCAAACCTTGAAAATTTATCTGACGTTGGTGAATTTGATTATATTGGTGATTTAAGTCAAGATGTTAAAAATATAGACACAAGACTTAATCAAGCAAAAAACGATTTACAAAATAAATTTATGGTCTCTGAAGCAGAAACTGTTGCAGCTGATAGAGCTTTAGAAGAAGCCTATGATATATCAAAAGCTAAATCACCACTCGCAAGATTAAAATCATTTGCACAAAATATTGAAGCAGTTCAAGACGATCCTTTTTTAAGTGACATAGCAACTCCACAAAAAACACAAGAGGAATTAAATTTAGATATGTTTCCAACAATGCCTAGAGATTTTTTAACAGAAAAAACCTCTGATTTATTAGATCGTACACAAGCATTAAAACAATCTGGTTATGATGTATCCACTAGAGATTTAATGGCAGAGCAGAAAAGATTAAGATCAATACCATTATCTCAAGATGTAATAACATATGGTCCAGAACAAATGTACGGCGCACAAGGCACTTTTTTTGGTCAACCACTAGCAGGCGGTGGTATTGCTAAATTAGCTGGTGTATCATCAGGCCCACCACCAGAGTCAGGACCAAACTCACAAGGGTTGCAAGGTCTGATGAAACGTGTTAGAAACTTATAGGAGTATATATGGCAGAAATAGACAAAGGACTCCCGAACACTAGAAACAAAGAAGAGATCCCATCACAAGAGGAGATCCAAGATGTTGCTGTTCAGGAACCAGTAGAAGAAAAAGGACCAATCGAGGTCATTCCAGAAGAAGACGGTGGTGTAACATTAGACTACGAACCAGGTGCAATTAATGTGCCAGGAACAGAAAATCATTTTGATAATTTAGCAGAACTTTTACCCGATGATGTTTTAGAACCTGTCGGTAATGACATGGTGCAAAATTACATGGACTACAAAGCGTCTAGAAAAGACTGGGAACAATCTTATACAACAGGTTTAGATTTACTTGGTTTTAAATACGAAAATAGAACAGAACCATTTCAAGGAGCTAGTGGTGCAACTCACCCAGTTCTTGCAGAGGCTGTTACACAGTTTCAAGCTCAAGCTTATAAGGAATTATTACCTGCAGATGGACCAGTAAGAACACAAATTATTGGTATTAAAAATCCACAGACAGAACAACAAGCAAGTCGTGTTAAAGATTACATGAATTATTTAATCATGGATGAAATGAAAGAATATGAAGCAGAGTTTGATTCCATGTTATTTCATTTGCCACTAGCTGGATCAACATTTAAAAAAGTTTACTATGATGTGCCAATGGGTAGAGTGGTATCAAAATTTGTCCCAGCGGATGAATTAGTTGTGCCATACACAGCAACAAGTTTAGATGATGCGGAGTCTGTAATTCATGTAATTAAAATGTCAGAAAACGAATTACGTAAACAACAAGTAAATGGTTTTTATAGAGATGTAGAACTTTCACCACCAAGTAATGTAGAAAAAAATGATGTAGAAAAAAAAGAAAAAGAATTAGACGGAACCAAAAAAGTTGGTAGACAAGAAACAATGTACACTTTGTTAGAGTGTCATGTAAATTTAGACTTAGAAGGTTTCGAAGAAGTTGGCTCTGAAGGTGAACCAACTGGAATAAAATTACCTTACATCGTAACAGTCGAAGAAGGTAGCCGATTAGTTCTCTCTATACGGAGAAACTATGCGCCCAATGATCTAAAGAAAAATAAGATCCAATATTTTGTCCACTTTAAATTTCTGCCAGGACTAGGATTTTATGGCTTTGGACTCATTCACATGATTGGCGGATTGAGTCGTACGGCAACGGCGGCTCTCCGTCAATTATTAGACGCAGGCACACTATCTAATTTACCTGCAGGATTTAAACAAAGAGGTGTAAGAGTTAGAGATGAGGCAGCACCAATACAACCAGGTGAGTTTAAAGATGTAGACGCGCCGGGTGGTAGTTTACGTGATGCATTTTTTCCATTACCATACAAAGAACCATCTCAGACATTATTAAATTTATTAGGCATCGTTGTACAAGCTGGTCAAAGATTTGCAGCCATTGCTGATATGCAAGTGGGTGATGGTAATCAAGCAGCTGCAGTTGGAACAACAATCGCATTATTAGAACGTGGTTCAAGAGTTATGAGCGCAATACACAAGAGATGTTATGCAGCTATGAAAGATGAATTTAAATTATTATCAAAAGTAGTTTCACAATATCTGCCACCAGAATATCCATACGATGTTGTCGGTGGTGCAAGAAATATTAAACAAGCAGACTTTGATGATAGAATAGATGTTGTACCCGTTGCAGATCCAAATATATTTTCTATGAGTCAAAGAATTACACTTGCACAAACGCAATTACAACTTGCAACATCTAATCCACAGATACATAATTTGTATCAGGTATACAGAAATATGTATGAAGCGATTGGTGTAAAAAATGTAGATGCAGTTTTACCACCACCAGCGCCAACCGCGCCGATGGACCCAAGTATGGAACATATAAATGCGTTAGCTGGTAAACCTTTTCAAGCTTTTCCTGGTCAGGACCACAGAGCACACATCACAGCCCACTTAAATTTTATGTCAACTAATATTGTAAGAAATAATCCTGCAGTTATGGCAGCAATACAGAAAAATATTTTAGAACATATTAGTTTAATGGCGCAAGAACAGGTACAATTAGAGTTTAGAGAACAAATGCAACAGATGATGCAGATGCAACAGATGGCGGCAACTGATCCAAGAATGCAAGCACAGCTTCAAGCACTTACAAATCAGGTTGAAGCAAGAAAATCTGTGTTGATTGCAGAGATGACAGAGGAATTTATGAAGGAAGAGAAGCAAATTACGTCACAATTTGACTCTGATCCTCTTTTAAAACTAAAATCACGTGAAGTTG